CCATGATTGGACTGATGATAGAAAGAACGCACTTGAGAAATTGGTTAAGCTCTTCAAAAAATGGGCTTTAGATTTAGTTGGTGAGGATGAGAAGGCAATGTTAGTTAAAGAAGGCTATAAAGAAGTTGGAACTTTACATAAATTTATAGATGAAAAAGGCTTTAATCAAGTAATTGAAAGAAACAAAGTAAGACAACAAATTAAAGAAAGGATAAAAAAGGCATGAGGAGCAAATACGAGAAGAAATGCCAAAAAATTTTAGAAGCTGATAATTGGCTTTGTGATTGGAAGATTAAACCTTCTGGCAGGAAAATGCCAAGAGGTTATAATTGCGATTATTGGGGACTCTTTGATATTATGACAATCCACAAGGACATAAGAGGTATTATGCGTTTTATTAGCGTCAAGGGACATGGCGGCGTTCCTAAAAAACATAGAAAAGCAATAGAAAAGTTTAAACTGCTAGGGGGCTGTATAAAAGAAATCTGGACATTTGGCAGGAACAAGAAAATAAAGAAGGAAATAATAGAATGAAGAAAAAAAAGATAATTAAGAGATCATCACTAACTTTGAAACAAAGCAGGTTTTTAAAAGAATATTTTAAATCAGGTAATGGCACCCAAGCGATTATGAAGGCATACAATGTCAAGAGGCCAGACTTGGCTGCATCAATGGCAACAGAAAACCTAATTAAACTAAAGGACGTAGTTCGTACAATGATGGAAGTTAAAGGATTATCGCTTGGTAGAATAATTGATGTAGTCAATGAAGCAACTGAAGCAAACAAGATTCACGGCACAAATGATAATTTTATTGAGATTCCCGATCATCCAACAAGATTAAAAGCGGCTGAGATTGCGGCTAGATGGTTGAAAATGGAAACACCATCAACACTAATACAAATCAATGTTAAACCAATATTAGGAGGTAAAAGTATACAAGCAAACGACAGCAACCAAAAAGTTATTGAAGCTGAAGAAGCGGATTAGAGTTGTTGCAGGGGGAACGGGAGCTTCTAAGACTGTTTCTATCATGCTGTGGTTGATAGATCACGCTCAATCCACTAAGGGCAAGATTATTTCGGTAGTGTCAGAATCATTTCCTCATTTGAAAAGAGGAGTAATCAGAGACTTCATGAATATCATGGAGCTTCATGGTTATTTCAAAAGAGAGAGGTGGAATAAGACTGATTGTATTTATACTTTCGAAGGCGGATCAAGACTTGAGTTTTTCTCAGCAGATCAGCCAGGAAAGGTAAGAGGCCCAAGGAGAGACGTGTTGTTTATCAATGAAGCTAATAATATTTCTTATGAAACCTATACCCAATTAGAGATAAGAACTAGAGATATAGTTTGGATGGATTACAATCCGGTTAGTGAATTTTGGGTTTATGAGGAAATATTAGGAAAGATGGACTGCGATTTTATTACTTTAACTTATTTAGACAATGAAGAATTGGATCAAAAGATTATTCAGACAATCGAAGCCCGCAAAGGAAACAAGAATTGGTGGAAGGTTTATGGCTTAGGACAATTAGGAGAAGCGGAGGGCAGGATTTATAAAGATTGGAAGATAATTGATTCAGTGCCACACGAGGCAAGGTTAGAACGGAATGGTTTAGACTTCGGCTACAGCAATGATCCGACATCAGTGGTAGCCATACATAGGTATGAGGGCGGTTTCATCTTAGACGAGGTCTTACACCGCAAGGGGATGACAAATAAGCAGATTGCCGATACTTTGTTAAATACCAGCAATACTTTAACCATTGCTGACAGCGCCGAACCAAAGAGCATAGATGAAATTAGAAGTTATGGTGTTAATATCATTCCCGCTCAAAAGGGACAAGGCAGCGTCTTGCAAGGCATTCAGTATGTTCAGCAGCAAAGAATCTCGGTTACTAAAAGAAGTCTTAATATTATTAAATCTTACCGCAACTATTTGTGGGAAACCGATAGAGAAGGCAAGATAATCAATGTGCCGGAACACGTATTCTCTGATGCGATGGATGCGGTGAGATATGGTTTAGAGAGTCTTAAACCAATAGACGATATTGTAGATTTGCCCGATGATACTAAAATGTTTCAAGGGGGATTTTATTAAATGAAACACGACCTAACCATCAGGAGACATAACATTCAGGCTCACCTTGACATTGAAAAAGACATTCAGGCAAGAAAGGATGGCCTGTTTACTTTTATCCTTCGTGTCAATGGAGGCAACATTGTTGACTATGTTATAATGGAGCAATCTGATGGTTCAAGATACCGAAGCCTTACACAAGTTGTTGTTAAGAAACCTGCCTCTGCATATAATAATTGAAAATGAGGTAAGAATAACGCCGTTCGGGCAGATAACTGTCAATATAGTATTGAAAGATGGGGTGGCGGTTCTTGGAAGTTTGAATATTGTTAAAAGCAGGCGTAGGCGGTATAGATTTGACAAGACAGAAAATCTATGATATTTTAAGATAGTTAGCCGAAAAAGTTATAATACTTATTTAAGGCAGCTCAGACGAGCTGTCTTTTTTTATGCTCTTTGAATTTTGAGTGTTGAGTGGCTGAATAAGTTTTGATAGGAAACTAAAGCACTTCTTGTGCCCGACGCAAAGGGAAAAAGAAGGTATGCTGGTTACAAGATTATATCAAAGTCACTATCACCAGCATTGATGAGGTCACACCGGTTATACGACTCATCCTCGTCCTCAACACTCAGGATTTAAAACATGAAAATAAGAGACGAAATACTCCAAAGAAAAAGCAAGGCGGAAGATTATTTGTCCACTAAAAGAGATTTATGGGACGACTGTGAAAAACTATTCCACAACCAATTAACCGACTCCATTTCAGGAAGCACCAAATCTCAAGTCTTTGATCCAAAACTAACCACCTTAACTCTTGAAAGGGGTTATCGGGTCATGGCTCAACTGCCAACAGGCAAGGTTAAAGGAATTTCCAAGAATGATATCGGCACAAGCAAGCTAATGAACTTAGAATTGGACAAGTATGTAATTCCCAATGCCAATGCCCAGTTTGACTTCCTGACTAAGTTAAGAATGGTTGATATTTATTCCAATGTTTACGGCAACTTCTTTGTTTTAGTTGATTGGGATGTTAAACCAAACGGTTATATCGGCCCAGATATTTGGCTTTTAAACATTAGGGATGTATTTCCTCAAATTGGTGCAGTTTCTCCAGAAGATAGCGATTATATCATTGTTAGGACTTGGCAGCCGCTTAGCTTCTTTGAAAGCAAGGCTAAAGATAAAGACTTCAAGAACATTTCTAAGATTATTACCAAACTTGAAGGCTTGTCTGGTTCAAAAGACGCTAAAGATAAGTCAAGAGCCACTTCCAAACGAGAGGATGATCAATATCCAACTTCTCAGGCGGCTAATAAAATGGGATATTATGAGGTGTTGACCCAATTTGAAAAAGACAGGTGGGTAGACTTTTGCGTTGACGCTGATATGGAGTTTAGAGACATAAAGAACCAACACGAGAACGAAGAATTGCCAGTAGTTTGCAAATATTCCATTCCTTTGCTTGATGACTTTATGGGCATGGGTGATTTTGAGCGAGGCAAGTCAATGCAAATGGTAGTCAATTCAGCTTGGAATCTTTATCTCGATGCGGTTAAGATAAGTATTTTCCCGCCCGTCCTAATCAACAAGGATTTTATTGCCAGCATGAGTTCTGTTAAATGGGGTGCAGCCGAGAAGTGGCTGGCGAGAGGGCCGAATACTGCCAATGCCGCTCAGGTGCTTAATCTCAGCCCGCAGGGAGTGCAGACTTTTCAAGGTGTTTATCAAACCGCTAATGCTTCTTTATTAAATCTTTTTGGCACAACTGACACGACAGTTACCCAACAGACAGAAGCGGGTTTTGGCAAGACGCCAAGAGCTTTGCAAATGCAGCAGCAAAGAGAAAATACCAGAGACAATGCCGACCGCTTTTACATGGAGCAGTTTTTAACCAAAATAATGAAGAAAATGGTTAATCTTTTATCTAAGAAGCAATCCAAACAAATCTCTTTAAGACTATTTGAAGGCGAGATTGATGAAATAAAGAGAAGCTATCCTGAAATTGAGGATGTCTGGGATAAAGAGAGCGGCAAGTTAAACATTCCCAAGAGCAAAACAGGATCAATTCTTTATGATTATGAGATTGTATCGGGTTCGACTTATGCGGTAGATCAAAAAACGCAACAAGAGGATTTAAAAGATTTATTACGGGTGGTTATAGAAAGACCAGAACTAATGCAGATGTTAGACGAAAGCGGGTTCACTCTAAAGTTTGGAGAATTATTTAAGCGTGTTATCTCAAAAATGGGTATTCAGGATTGGGACAAGATACTTGAAGAAAAAACAGAAGAAGAAAAAGCCGATGCCATTCTTCAACAAGACGCTCAACAGCTTATGAATGCAATTCAGCAGACGCAGGTTAATCAAGTGCCGCCACAAGGCGTGCAGCAAGGAGGTCAAATTGCCTAGCGCAATTAAACCAAATAAGTTCTTTTCAGCAGTATTTAAGGGAGAGAAAGAAATCGGTAAAGTAGAGCCGACCGTTGAGGAGAAGATTTTAGCGACAGGAGCTAAAACAGCTTTTTGGAAAACATTAAAAGGCATTATGGAAGAAGTGGCGGCTAATCTTGATCAAATTAATGAAGCAATGATTGCTAAAGGGGCAAGCCATGAAGAGATAGGAGAAAACGCAGTGGTTATTAGTTTATCAAAGGGAGTTATTAAAAGGATAATTGACAAGGTTCAAGATGCCAAACAAGAAGGATGATAAGCAAGATGAACAATCAGAATTACTGAACTTTGACAAGCCAGATTTTACCTTTATACCTAAAGGAAATCATGAATGGAGACAAAGAGGCCCATATTTAGTTTGCATGAGTTGTGAACTTCAGCATGCTGTATGGATCGGAATGGACAAGATAATGGTGGGAATTAACAAGAAAGGGCCAATCTTGAAGAAAAGAACATCTATAAAGGGATTTGCATAGCGAATTTCTCTATAGGTGTTTTTACACCAAGGTTCTCGCATAACCTTTAATCGGTGCGTAAGAAAGGAATGTATGACTCAAACACCTGTGGCGTTAAACAATGAGGATGGCGCCCCCGTTGCTGCGCCAGCAACAAAAGAGCCGACCGAGGAAGCGAAAGCTGAAACGGGAGAGGAAGTTTCTGAGGCTTCAGAAGAAGCCAAGAAGAAAGGCTATAGCCAACGGGTCAGGGAACTCGTTAAAGAACGAGAAAAGGAAAAGGCTAAAGTCAAGTCATTAGCAGAAAAACTTGCGGAACTTACAGGTTCAGTAGAACCTAAGGTTGAACCAAGCTATCAGCCGTATCAACCGTTAATACCGCAAGAAGAGCCGATTGTTCGTCCAGGAGAAGAACTTGACGCTGGCGAGCTTGAGCGAAGGCTTCAAGCAAGAGAGCAGAGAATTCTTCAAAGGGCAGACGCTTTGTCTACACTTCGTAACAAGCAGTCTGACACGGTTAATCGGATCAACAACGAAGCTAATGATGCGATGAAGAAATATCCTCAACTTGATCCTGAAAGCGATAGCTTTGACAAGGAGCTTTCTGAATCGGTTGTCGAAGCGGTAGAGGCTCATGTTAGAGCCGATCCGTTTAAATCATCAGTAAAGAAATTTGTCGGCAAAATGATGAGACCCTATAAACGGGCGATAGCCAAAGAAGTTAGTCAGGAAACGGAGAATATAGCCAAGCAAGTATCCGGAGCCGCTCTTAGGCCAACTTCTATTAAGCCGAAAGAGAAATCAGCAGACGACAAGACGATTGAAGAGTTAGAGGCAGAACTGGGGGTTGTCTATTAAGAACTTGGCGATTAAGCAGTTTTGCTTAGAAAGGCAGGTGATTTAATATGGCAGCAGTTGGTTATGAAATTGGTGGAGCGACAAATGTTCAAGTAACAAGTGGTTTGACGCAAGAAGTCAAAACTTATTACGAAAAGGTGTTTTTGGCTAGAGCTGAGTATGAAACAATTCTAAAGGAAGGGGCTCAAATTAGAACCCATCCGACTAATGAAGGTCGAACGGTGAACTTCACAAGATATGATCCTTTGACCATCATTACCGATCCTTTAGGAGAAGCTTCAAACCCAGTTTCCTGTTCGATTACCGCCTGTACCGTAGCAATGACTTTGTCAGAATACGGTCTTACGGTAAACACCTCCAGAATGTTATCGTTGATTTCTATTGACGCTAATATGAAGGAGAAAATCGAATTGGTCGGTCAGAACATGGGAGAAACGTTGAACCGCTTAATTCGTGCAGAATTAGGCAATGGGACTTCGTATTATCCCAATGGACACTTTGTTAGCTCTATTGCGGCAGGCGATGTTTTGGATGCTTGTAATATCAGGATGATGGTGCGGCAGCTTGAGTTGGCTAAGGCAATGAAATATCCCGATGGAATGTATATCGGTAAAACAGAGCCTTATTCAAAGTATAAGCTGTTGGGCGATTCTACTTGGATTAATGCCAAGACTTATTCTGATGTTAAGGATTTATATAAAGGAGAAATGGGTGAACTCTATCAGGTCAGGTGGCTCTTGAATAAAGATTTGGCTTCTGGAACAGAAGCGCAGTCTACAGCGGCTTCAACCGTAGTGAGGTTCTATACTTATGTTCACGGAGCAAATTCTTTTGGGTCATATGATTTAGCTAAAGATCAGCCCAAACTTTATATTCTTCCGAACGTCGTTGATTCGAACTCTCCTGCTGGGAGATTGTCAATAATCTCTTGGGCTGGGAGTTATGCGTGTAAGCTGTTGAATAGTGCGTGGGTTTTAAGTGCCAGGTTTACGGACGCTTAATATTGTGTTGTTGGGGCGGCTTTCCTTGGTTGCCGCTCCAAATCAAGGAAACAACATGACAAGAGAAGCTGATTTAAAACAACTTAGAAGGGAATACAAAGAAACAAGAGACCTTAATTTAAAAAAGGCAATACGAAAAGCTGGTGGGAAAATAAGGAGAGAAACCAGGGTGATTAAAAGCATGAGAGAAAGTTTAATCAAAGAACATCGGGAAGGAAGAATGGATAATGTAAAAGACATTCACGAATACATTAAAAACAAGGAGAAGTATCAAAATGGCTGATACAGCGTTTAGGAAAAAGGCTGCTCCAGTTAAGCCAGAGTCTGAAGTCTTGCCAGGGGGTAAAGAAACAACAAGGGGGGCTGAAGCTGAAGTAGAAGTTCCTTATTTAGATTATGAGAATGAACATAATCATCCTCATTCAGTTGACTATTTTAAACTTGGCGATACTTGGGAAGACCCAGACGGTGGATTTTATAAAGAGGTTGGCGTAATAGAAGATTATATACAAAGTAGAATTAAAAGTGGCGAGATTAATAATAACGTTGGAGCGGTTAAAGCAGAATTAGAAAAGTTAGAGAAGTTAAATAATCTTGACAGCGAAGAAAGAACGGTTGTTAAAATAGGAGTATTAGCAGCTTATCTACAATTTTTAATGAAAACAGATAAAGTTAAATCTAAATACGAAAGGAGTATGAAGAGAAAATATGCCAATCAATGAAGCGGCGGATTCAATCAAAAGAACGCCACAAAATGTTTTTAATAAGTCTTATGATGAAGACTTTGATATTTTGGCGGTGGAATTGATCGGCTATGACTCTGACGCCGCAGTGTTAAGAAGGATTAAGGTTGACGGTGATGGAAAGTTAAAGGTGAATGTATGATAAAACAAGATGCGTCTCAAACAAAAAGAAGCGAACAGAATATCTTGGTTAAATCTTTTGATGAAGATTTTAATATATTAGCAGTGGAGTTATTGGGTTATGATTCCGATGCTAGTGTATTAAGACGGCTAAAAGTCAATTCTTCTGGTGAACCAGTTATTGATACTACCAATTTAGATTCCCGCTATATTAAAGTCGCTGGTGGTAATTCTGCGGCTAATATCATTATAGAAAATGATACTGAAGATGGAGATATAACCCTCAAGGTAAATGATGGTGGAGTAGACAAGACCGTAATGACTTTGGATGGTGCGACGGGCAACGTCGGCATCGGGACGACGGGGCCGGGGCGCAAATTACA